GTTAATATTTCAAGTAAGATGGGATACCTCTCCTCCGTAGATGATGCTCGGAAGAGACTTGAGAAGATCTTTAAAGGTATTAAAGAAAGCTAATTTCCCTCTTCAACCCTAACAAAGGTATTCTACTGAGATTTACATAAGTTGTCAAGTCCTTAAAGTATGGTATAATATACACATAACATTTTTTAATTGAATAACAATGTCATGCCTAAAAAGAAATCAGAACATTACGTTAACAACAAGGAACTTCTAGAAGCACTGATCGTTTATAGAGGTAAGGTCGAAAGAAATTTCTTCGAGATCAACGGTAGAGAACCGACTCGGGAAGATCGAGCAAAGCACTGGCCAGGAAAACCCACTATCCCAAATTACCTGGGAGAATGCTTCCTGAAGATTGCCACTCACCTTTCATATAAACCGAACTTTGTGAACTACATGTTCCGTGATGATATGATTTCTGACGGCATTGAAAATTGTATTCAGTATATTCATAATTTCGATCCAAATAAGAGCAGCAATCCTTTTGCTTATTTCACTCAGATTATTCACTACGCATTTTTGAGAAGAATTCAAAAGGAGAAAAAGCAACTAGAAATTAAGACCAAGATCATCGAACGCACAGGTTTTGATGAAGTTATGATGATTGATGACAGCTTGCTTTCTGGCAGCACTAGCGACTATAATACGATTAAGGATAATATCACGTATAAGTCTCGATGAAGGTTGCCATCATTACGGATACCCATTACGGTGCCAGAAAGGGTTCGAAGCATCTCCACGATTACTTCGAACTCTTTTATAAGAACATCTTTTTCCCTGCTCTGAAAGAGTATGGTGTAGAAGCAGTTATTCATATGGGGGATGCCTTTGATAGTCGTAAATCAATCGACTATCAGAGTCTTGAGTGGTCAAAGAGAGTTGTGTTTGATCCACTGAAAAAATATGATGTTCATATGATTGTGGGCAACCACGATACTTATTATAAGAATACGAATGAAGTTAATTCCCCAGAACTTCTTCTACAAACTTATTCAAACATTAAAACTTATAGTCAACCAACCGAAGTAAATGTTGGTGGACTTAATATTTTATTTTTACCCTGGATTAATCAAGAAAATGAAGCAACTACTCTTAAACTTATTGAAAGAACATCTAGCAAGTGTGCGATGGGGCACCTTGAACTCCAAGGATTTAGAGTTAATCGCCAACTCATCATGGAGCACGGTCTTCAGAGCGAACTATTTGACAAGTTCACCCATGTCTTCTCGGGACACTATCACACTCGATCGAATAATGGCAAAATCTTCTACCTAGGAAATCCTTATGAGATGTTCTGGACTGATGTGAATGACACTCGTGGATTTCACATCTTTGATACAGAAAATCTTGAACTGACATCAATCAACAATCCTTATAAGATGTTCTACAACATCTATTATGAGGATACTCCTTATCAAATGTTTGATGCCACAGAGTATGAAAACAAGATTGTTAAGGTGATTGTTCGTAAGAAATCAAAACCAAAGAGTTTTGAGAAGTTCATTGATAAACTCTATTCGGTTGGAGTTCAGGATCTTAAGATTATTGAGAACTTTGAAATTCAAGAGAACGAAGAGTTTGAAGTTGAAGAAGACGAAAACACTATGACTATCTTGAATAGATATATTGATGAAGCAGAAGTTTCTCTTGATAAAATCAAAATCAAGAACATCTTCCAAAGCATTTATCGAGAGGCGTGTGAAGTAGAGTAATGTTTCTTTTAGCAGTCAGAGACCGTAAAGATGATGGTGCTTATGCTGTGATCGACCAAAATGGTGATAAAGTTCTCTTTTTGTTTGAGGAAGAGGATGATGCCACTCGTTACGCTCTGATGCTAGAAGATCAAGAAGACTCTGAGATGGACGTTGTAGAAGTTGATGATGCTCTTGCCATAAAGACTTGTAGGATGTATAATTACAAGTATGCTGTGATCACACCAAACGATATCGTTATTCCCCCTAAATTGAATGATAACCTTTCACAAGATTAAATGGAAAAACTTTCTATCTACAGGAAATCAGTGGACAGAGGTTGACTTTCAAAGAAATAACACGAACCTTATTATTGGAACAAATGGGGCAGGTAAGTCGACCATCTTGGATGCGTTGACTTTTGTTCTCTTTAATAAACCTTTTCGTAAGATCAATAAACCACAACTTCCAAACACAACCAATGAGAAAGATTGTTGTGTGGAAATCGAGTTTACAACGAACAATCGTCACTACCTTGTGCGTCGTGGCATCAAACCAAATGTCTTTGATATTGAAGTGAATGGCAAACCACTTCATAAGGAAGCAGATGATCGTGCTAATCAAAGAATTCTAGAAGAAAATATTCTTAAGGTAAACTACAAGTCATTTACTCAGATTGTTATCTTGGGTAGCAGTACTTTTGTGCCTTTTATGCAGTTGACAACTTCTAATCGTCGTGAGGTGATTGAAGATCTTCTGGATATTCGTATTTTCTCTGCGATGAATGGAATTATCAAAGATAAAATCCGTACTCAGAAAGATCAAATAAAATCTTTGGAACTTAAGAAACAGACTCTTAAGGAAAAGGAGCAAATGCAGAGAGAGTTCATTGAAGAACTTGAGAACCGTGGAAATGCCAATATCAATGCCAATAAAGAAAAGATTGCCAATTTGGATAAGGAAGTTGGTGAATATATCGATGCCAATGATATTCTTGATGGATACATTCAGCAGTATACAAAAGAGCAGGAAAACGTTATTGGTGCTGGAGACAAGTTAGTAAAGCTTAACAATCTAAAAGGTAAAATCTCCCAAAAGGTAAGCACAATTACTAAAGAGCATAAGTTTTTTACCGAAAATACGGTATGCCCTACTTGCACTCAGACCATAGAAGAAGAGTTTCGGTTAAATAGAATTACAGACGCTCAAAATAAAGCAAAGGAACTAAAGGAAGGTTACGAGGAACTCGAAAACACTATCAAGTTCGAACAGGAGAGAGAGCGTCAATTCAACGACCTTTCCAAGGAGATTACAAAACTAACGCATGGCATTTCTCAAAACAATACTCGGATTAGCCTCAACCAGAGACAAATCAGAGATCTTGAGCATGAAATTCAAACTATTACCGAAAACCTTGCAAACAGAAATTCTGAACATGAGAAACTAGAAGAGTTTCGAGAAAATCTCCAAAAAACATTTGAATACTTAGCAGAAAAAAAAGAAGAAATCGTTTATTACGATTTTGCCTATTCCCTACTCAGGGACGATGGCGTTAAGACGAAGATCATTAAGAAGTATCTTCCGTTCATAAATCAGCAGGTTAATCGTTACCTACAGATGATGGACTTTTATATTAATTTCAATTTGGATGAAGAATTTAACGAAACGGTAAAATCACCCATCCACGAAGACTTTTCTTATAGTTCCTTCAGTGAGGGTGAGAAAATGAGAATTGACCTTGCCCTACTCTTCACCTGGCGTGAGGTAGCGCGTGTCAAAAACTCCGTTAACACTAACCTGCTGATTATGGATGAGGTTTTTGATAGTTCTCTAGATGGTTTCGGAACTGATGAGTTTCTTAAGATTATCCGTTATGTCATTAAGGTTAGAAAAAATCAAAGGTTTTTCACGTATGGTGTCCTCACAGGCACAAGAAGAATGAACACTCCAAACTGGCAACACCATTCCAAGAAAGAACAGAAACGAAAACTTAAACCACAAGCAATGAGAGCTCGGCGCGAAGCACTGCGCCAGTTCAAAAAGCGGCACATGACCTCGCCCAAAAGGCGGGGTTCTTTTGTATGATACGTTCATACGCATCAAACCAATGGCAGTCAATCACGAAATCAAGTCCCAACTCGCCAAACTTCTTGCTACCGAAGACCTTGTGGTTGAGCACAAGAAGGTAGAGACTGCCTGCTTTAATGTCCATACCCGTGTGCTGACCCTGCCTATGTGGGAGCGAGCAAGCAGCACCGTGTATGACCTTCTGGTGGGTCATGAGGTTGGACACGCTCTCTATACTCCTGATGAGAACTGGTTGAAGGAGCACAAGATTCCCCCACAGTTCGTGAATGTGGTTGAGGATGCTCGCATCGAGAAACTGATGAAGCGTCGTTATGCTGGTCTTGCCAAGACCTTCTATAACGGTTACAAGGAGTTGTCTGATGAAGACTTCTTCCAATTGGGTGATGAAGATATTACTACCTATAATCTTGCTGATAAGGTCAATCTGTATTACAAGATTGGAAACTTTGTAGAAATTCCTTTTGATGATTTTGATGAGATGCCCATCGTTCGTATGATCGGTGAGTGTGAGACTTTCTCTGATGTTCTGATTGCCGCAGAATTCCTCTACAAGTTCTGTAAGAAAAAACAGCAAGAAGAAACTAAGACCCCCATGGATGATCTGGAGTCTCAGACTTCTGGTTCTAATCAAGGTGCTTCTGATTTCTCTGATCAACCTGAGGGTGAGAATGAAGGTGACCAGGAGCAACCTGGTGAAACTGAGTCTTATGGTGGAACTTCTGAGCAGCAGCAACAGCAACCTACTTCTATGGGTGGTGACACCAATGAAGAACCTGAGGTTAAGACCATGGAGTCTCTGGAAGATGCTCTAAAGGATCTTGCCAATATGGATGGTTATGAGAATGTTTATCTTGAGTTGCCTAAAATTAATCTAAAAAAAGTTATTGTTACCAATACTGAAATCCACTCCAAGTGTAGTGAATATTGGGGTTCTTGGATGGAGGACAAAGAATTTACTGAACAGGAAATCTTTGGCGAAGTCGATCGTCTCTTTGTCGAATTCAAGCGTTCGGCACAAAAAGAAGTTAATTATCTGGTGAAAGAGTTTGAATGCCGCAAGGCAGCAGACTCCTATGCCCGTGCCACTACTGCTCGCACTGGTGTTCTGGACTGCTCTAAACTTCATACCTACAAATACAACGAAGACC